GGGAGATAGAACATAACAACTTGCTACTAATCTCCAAAACCTTGATAATGGTGCTAATTATTTGCGTAGCATCATTGTCAGTATCCGTCGTGTTATCGGTGTGGGGACGTTACTCCTGCACCCGCCGCCCAGAATCGAGATGGGAGGCCTCACTTGCCATGAGCGAGTGCCGAAAACCTAGCGATGCGTTGCGCAAAGTTTTCAACAACACGAATTACGTGGTAGGCGAACCTCACCCCAACCATACACATGGGGAGTGTGCAGCTGATCGATCAGCCTGCATCCGGTTCATGAATGAAGTGTGCTACACAGCCATGCTTCAACCCTATCAGTGGCAAATGTCACCACGTGATCAAACCCAAGTAGATAAAGATGGCTTTCGCGAAATCTACTGGGGCAAAGACATGAGGACCACACCACAACGGACGGCCTTATGCCCTAACCATGTAATCTGCATAGTCGACGTCGACTATTACATGGACATGGACACCCACCTCAGCACCTTCCCTTACCCCCACCTACTGTACACCTTCGTACCAGTGGCAACTGCGGGTAGGGTCAAGCACGGCAACGCATCCTACCATTTCCAGAACAACAAGCTGGTAATGCGAGTGGATGGAGGAGGGAAATTTGAGCATGGAATTACTGATTACGGACAGGATTCCCTCATGACCACGACCCTTGACAAAGAGGGCTACCTGAAACGCTTCCCTTTGCACACGGAAGACGATTTCTATCACTCCGAATCAAACACACCCCGTACGGTAGTGTACCTGATCGAGAGGAGAAGCTTGGAATCTGGCAACTCAGTCATTCTACTGATGCCCATCGCTGTATTCACAGGAGTCCCACGTTACCCATTACCCTACAAGCTAGGAACTATGGCTCGTGACTTCCTGGAGAAAATCGACATTGACACGGATCAATTTGATTGGCCCCACAGTGGCCCAGCGACTGGAGCCCCTGTCACTTTCCGCAGCTTGTTCTTAGGTAGAGTGAGTCATGATGATGCTTACCGCGCGAACAACTGGTTGCAGCACGCACCTCTGAAGAAACTTGAACCCCTTGACGCCAACGGTTTCAATTTCATGAAAATCCAGCACGGGGGCCAACGCTACGTATCAACATCCATCGACGGTTGTGACACTAGCTCTTTCATCCACGCGAGTGCCTTCGCAGCATTCGAATCGACTCTACGCACGAGTAAGAGAGTGGAGATCCATCTTTCCCAGGCAGGAATCCGTTCCTACCTAGAAAAGATACCAGCACCCGAACTTGCCATCAGAGGATACGCTGAGTGCAAACATGTTACTGCAGCCCTGCTTAACGAATATTTCGTTGCAAGGTCCATTAACGAGACTCACACTGTGCAAGTACCCTACGTCTACGCGACGGGGGAAAGGTCATTAATCATAGACCGCAACCAAACCCCTGCAAACTTCACCGAGGCCAAGAAACCCTTGATGCTGGCATACATGGCCTGCTTCATAGGTCCTTGCCACAATGATGTGAAAAGCCACGGCAACAACTTGGCAACCGTCGAACAGAGGGTAACCAGTATTACCAACCCTGTCCTCAAAATTCCGCCTTTCCTCATGCAGTGTATGAAGGAATTCGTCGAGGAAATTAGTGCTCACGGCAAACTCCACCCCAAGGACATTGGGGAAGTTTACGATAGCATGCCTCGCCCGAATCAAAGAGCGCAACTTGACAAAGAGGACAAATTTGGACCACACCAAACTGCAAGCGGGAATTGTTTCCTTAAGGCAGAATGCGGTGGTGTCGGAGGTAGTATAAAAGCACCAAGGAACATTACCAACATGGCTACCCATACTAAGCGCACTTACGCTGCTTACATGATTAGCTTTTCTGAATGGTTGAAAACCTTTCCTTGGTACGGTTTTCGGAACCCAACAACCATCGCCGCGAAAGTGGCAGACATCTGCAGCCGCGCCAAACGTGGCGTTACGCTAACAGATTTCTCAAGGATGGATGGTAGGGTGTCCAATGTCGGTAGGCTACTCACCCAGCATCTTATGTTAGCATGCTTCGGTGAAGAGTACCACGACGACCTCAAAGACATCATGGATGACCAGTACGAGCTCAATTGTTACCTAGGTGAGGTCGCCTTCACCACATGGTTCGAGAGAGGCTCAGGCTCCCATGAAACATCACCTTTCAACACCGTTGAGAATGTGTTCCCAAAATACTATGCTCACCGCCTATCTGGTAAATCACACGAAGAGGCAATAGCTGCCATCAACCAAAACTTGGTAGCAGCTGGTGACGACGGCGCCGAAGCCGACGCACCCCTTCAGTACCAACAGGCAGCCGCACGAGCTATGGGACACCTCCTAACCTTTGACGACAAAAGGATGGAGATACCGCGCGGAGGAACTGGAATACAATTCCTATCGCGCTGCTTCGGACCCAACGTCTGGAACGGCGATACCAACTCCTGCTGCACGATTCGCAGACAGGCAGCCAAGTTCCACATGTGTCGCCAACTAGGCACCATGAAAGGAGGGGTGAAGAACATTACTAAAGCCAAAATCAATAAAATGGTAGAGAAATGTGCTTCAGTGCTCCTTACTGACCGCAACACCCCTTTGATGGGTGACTTTGCAGTCAGAGTAGACCAATTAGTCAAATCCACCAACTTCCAAGCTTCAAAATCAAATGTCTTAGAACCAGCCAACTGGTTCGGGCAATTTGAGGAAAACGTCCAATTCCCAAACGAGGATTGTGACGGATGGATGTTGGAATCCCTCCATGACGCCATCCCAGGTTACGACCTTGGAGCATTCAGGGATTTTCTCGCCAAGTGCACCAAACTTGAGCAACTACTGGAGACGCCATGTTACTGTGAAGCCGCCGAGGCACCAAAACACACCATACATGAGTACACCTCCAATGGTCCAGGACTAGAACTACACATGGACAGAACTCCACCGCAGCTAAATCTCACGGCCAACGAAATCGACGAAACCCAGACTAGAGAAGTCACCACATCAGCAAGGAAAACCGCCCGAGCCGCACGACAAACAAAACGCGATCACAGGGCCGGTAATGCTAAACGCAGAAGCAGGAGCAGATCACCCTCAGTACCTAGAGGTAGGAGGAATCCCGGAAGTTCCTCGTCCACCATCTAAATGACGGTGGACCAACAGCCTAAGTCGTAAGACTTGGGGTTAGATAGGGTACTATACTAACCTATTCGTAGTCGTCAGCCTTTTGGGGGCTGGCGGTCATTTAAACATAACAACAATTTCAAACTGTAACATAGATTCGCAACAATTCTAATC